AAGTTTGCACTTGTTGCAAAGTTCACGGCAAGAAATAAGGGAGCAATCAAATGGAACAATTCAAGCAAATGAGCCTAACTTGGTTTCGTGCGGCAGCAGCATCAGCAATTGCCCTATACCTTGCAGGCGAGACTGACCTAAAAACTCTTGGCTATGCCGCCCTTGCTGGCGCTGCTGGTCCAATCCTCAAGTGGCTAGATTCATCAGCCGTAGATTTCGGCAGAGGCTCAAAGTAATCCACCCTTAAATTTTGGAGTAATTAAATGGCAGCAGGCACTTTAGATTTTACGATTGAACAAGGGGCAACTTTCAATCTTTTGCTCACTTGGAAAATCAACAATGTTGCGGTTAACCTCACTGGTTATACTGCTCGCCTTCAAGCACGCGTTGATGTTGAGGATACTGAAACAATCCTTTCACTTACAACAAGCAATGGTGGAATTACTCTTGGTGGAGCGCTTGGGACAATCAGCTTAGATCAGACTGCAACACAAACAACTCTTTTACCTGCAGGTACTTATGTTTATGACCTTGAATTGATTGCTTCAAATGCAACAGTTACACGGTTGGTACAGGGTGAACTATTGATTAGCGCAGAGGTAACTCGATGAGTTCAATCGTCTATGTATCCTCAAGCACAACCGATGTAATTGCAGAAATTGCAAGCCCTGCCGAAGTTATCATTTCAAACCTTCAAGGTCCACAAGGCGTACAAGGTCCAACAGGTCCAACAGGTCCTCAAGGAACAACAGGTGCAACTGGCGCAACAGGTGCAACTGGTGCTACAGGTGTTGTTGGTGCTACAGGTGCAACTGGCCCGCAAGGTGTAATTGGTGCAACTGGCGTAACTGGCCCAATCGGTGCTACAGGTGCAATTGGTGTAACTGGTCCAATCGGTGCGACAGGTCCACAAGGTATTCAGGGTATTCAAGGTGAAATTGGCGTTACAGGTCCAATTGGAGCAACTGGCCCACAAGGTATTCAGGGTGTAGTTGGCGCAAGTGGCGCAACGGGCGTAACTGGTCCACAAGGTATTCAGGGTGATGTTGGCGCAACAGGTCCAGTTGGTGCAACAGGTCCTCAAGGCGTTGTTGGCGCAACTGGTGCTACAGGTCCAATTGGTGTAACAGGTCCAACTGGTGCTGATTCAACAGTGCCTGGACCAACTGGTGTTACAGGTCCAATCGGTGCAACAGGGGCAACTGGTCCTATTGGCGCAACTGGTGTTGCAGGTCCAACTGGTGCAACTGGTGCTACAGGTCCACAAGGTTACACAACAGGCCGTTTCTACTATTTCAACGAAACAGTTACAGAATTAACAGGATTTAAGCAACTTGGCGAAGAACCAGTTACTGCCGCTGAACAATCAATTAACATTTCAGCCACGGTTACACCTGTTCTTATTCAATCTTACATAACACCTGAATTTGGGTTTGCACTTATTCCTGCAGGTATTCAGCGTTTCTACCTTTACGGTTTGAAAACAAATAATGCTGACAATGTGCAGATGTTTGTACGCTTAAAACTTGCAAATTCTGCAGGAACTGTTATTTCAACAATTGGCGATACTGACCCAACGCTTGTGAGCTACAACTCAACAAATCCTGTTGAAATTAAAACAGAGATTGTTTTGCCATCAACTACCGTTGACCCAACCAACCGAATGATCGTTGAAGTATATGGTTCGGTTCAATCAGGCGGTGCAAAAAGCCTTACTTTTTACACACAAGGCTCACAACATTATTCTTATGTAATTACATCACTTCAAGCCCCTGAAGGTCCACAAGGTCCAACTGGTGCAACAGGTGCAACTGGACCTATTGGCGCAACTGGTGCAACAGGTCCAACTGGACCAATCGGTGCAACAGGTGCAACAGGTGCTGACTCAATCGTGCCTGGACCAACAGGTGCAACTGGCGTGATCGGTGCAACTGGACCTACTGGCCCGCAAGGTGTTGCTGGCGTAGATGGCGCAACTGGTGCAACTGGACCTGCGGGTGCAGTCGGTGCAACAGGTGCTACTGGTCCTCAAGGTATTCAAGGTGATGTAGGTGCAACTGGACCTGCAGGTGCAACGGGTGCAACTGGACCGCAAGGAATTCAAGGCATCCAGGGAGATGTTGGCGTTACTGGACCAATCGGTGCAACTGGACCTGTTGGTGCAACTGGACCGCAGGGAGTAACTGGAGATGTTGGACCTACTGGCGTTGTTGGTGCCACTGGCCCTGCTGGGGCTACTGGTCCTATTGGAGCAACTGGACCGATAGGTGCAACTGGTCCTATTGGCGCAACTGGTGCCAGCGGTGCAACAGGTGCAACTGGTGCTTCAGGTCTAAATGGGGCGGCATATATTGTTGATTATCTTGATGGTGGAACTTCCTCAATCAATCCCGACATTATTTATGATGCAGGAACTTCATCAACTTCAAGTTGGACTTATACTATTGATGCGGGTGGCGCATCAGTTTCTTTCTAGGAATCAGAAAAGGTAAAAAATGACATCAAGATTGCAAAACCGCCACGATACGGCAGCAAACTGGACTTCAAACAATCCAACACTTGCAGTTGGCGAAATTGGACTTGAAACAGATACCACTAAATACAAAATTGGTGATGGCGCTACCGCTTGGAATTCATTGGCTTATGCTTACAGTGCAGGTGCTGCTGGCGCTACAGGTCCAACTGGACCAATTGGCGCAACTGGACCAACTGGTGTTGTTGGAGCAACTGGACCTGCTGGAGTAACTGGAGATACTGGAGCAACTGGACCTGTTGGTGCAACAGGTGCAACTGGACCTACTGGTGTAACTGGTGCTACAGGTGCAACTGGTGCTGGCGGTGTTGAAAATGTTAATGCTCAAACTGGAACTACTTACACTTTTGTTTTAACTGATAAAGATGATCTTGTGACTGCATCTAATGCTTCAGCTCAAACCTACACAATTCCGCTTAACTCATCTGTTGCTTTCCCAACTGGTAGCCTTGTTAACCTTATTCAGATCGGTGCAGGCCAAGTTACAGTTCAGGGTGCAGGTGGAGTAACAGTTGCATCAACAGGTGCAACATCAGCCACACCAAAATCAAGAGCGCAATACTCAGTTATTACTCTCATCAAGGCTGGCACTGATTCTTGGTATGCGACAGGTGACATTGCCTAATGCCAGTTCTAGGAATTGTAGCTTCGAGTATTAGTGGAAATTTATATTCCGCTTCTTATGAGTCTATTGCTACTTTTAACCCAAGTGGCGTAGCAAGTGTTACTTTTACATCTATTCCGCAAACATACACTCATTTACAATTGCGTATTTTTGGTCGTGGTGCAGTAGCAAACACCTATTCCTATTTGAAAATTAGATTTAACGGAGTAAGTGGAACGAGTTACAATTTTCATGGTTTGCTTGCAGATGGTTTTACTGCATCTTCTTTTGGTTACACAGGGCAATCTTATGTTGAAGGCAATTTTTTAGCAGGAGATTCAACATCTGCGAATGTTCAAGGTTCTATTGTTATGGACATTTTAGATTATACAAACACAAACAAATACAAAACAACTCGCTCAATAGGTGGTATTGATAATTTAGGAAGTAATGGAAGAATTGCGTTATCTAGCAGTTCATTTTTTAATACTGCTGCTATTTCACAAATACTTGTAGCAACTCCTGGTGGAGAAAATTTCAATTCTGGTACATCAATCGCGCTTTATGGAATTAAGGAGTAAATCAAATGGCTTCTACCTATACTCCTATTGTTACTAATACTTTAACATCTGCTACATCAACTGTTACATTTAGTTCTATTCCAGCGACCTATACTGATTTAATTTTGATAGTGACTGCTAGTAGCGCATCAGGCGGAACACAAGATGTAGGAATTCGTTTTAATAACGACTCAGGTTCTAATTATTCAAGAATTAGACTTAATGGCAATGGTTCTGCTGCATCAACTGGTCGAAATGCAGCAGTAACTGTTGGTTATGGTTTAATCACAACTACAACTGCTCCTACTGTGGGTACTGTTCAAATTAACAGTTACTCTAATTCATCAACATATAAAAATTTTTTATATCGCGCTAGTGAAGCATCTGATTCTGCTGCTTTAGGTGTTGTAAGTTGGGCATCAACTGCTGCAATCAATAGAATAGATGTATTAGGAATGTCTTACAATTTTGCTATAGGTTCAACTTTCACTATTTACGGAATTAAGGCGGCATAAATGGCAAACACTATGAAAGCCTTACAAACTATTACGGTTGGTACAGGTGGAGCTGCAAGCATTACATTTAGTAACATTCCGCAAACTTACACTGATCTAAAAATAGTTTATTCAACGCGTGATTCTCGTTCTAATGATACTGATTCTATGGGAGTATCTTTGAATGGTGTAACGGCAGGTACAGTAAGAGCAGTTCGTGGCAATGGCTCTACTGCCAGTTCTTACACAACAACTACTCTTGTTGCAGGTCGCTCAACTGCTGCTACTGCTGCTGCAAATGTTTTTGGTAATGCTGAAATGTATATACCAAATTATGCAAATAATGTATTGAGTAAATCTTTCACAGTAGATATGGTTACAGAAAATAATACATCAGTAGGTTTTGCAGATGCCGTGGCAAATTATTTTTCAAGCACATCACCAATTACAAGTGTTTCAATTTTTGGCGATAATGGTAATTTGGTTGAATATTCTACATTTACTCTTTACGGCATATTCAACCAAGATGTATCAGCGGTACCAGCCACGCCTACAATTGGCACTGCAACTGCTGGTAATGAATCGGCAAGTATCACATTTACTGGTGTTTCAGGTGCTGCAAGTTACACAATGACTTCATCTCCAGGTAGCATTACAGGTACAGGTTCAACAAGCCCAGTTACTGTTTCAGGATTAACTGCTGGAACTGCTTACACATTTACTTGTAAATCAAACAATCCTCTTGGCTCTTCTGCCACTAGCTCGGCAAGTAATTCAGTAACACCTTATAGCCTTGCTTATGAGTTTATTGGTGCTGCTTCACCAACAGGCACAACAGTTTCATTTACATCTATCCCGCAAACATACAAACATTTGCGCCTACACATTGTAGGTCGTTCTACATACACCGCATACGATCAACAGGGTTATGTAACATTCAATAGTGATACTGGTTCTAATTACCGCAAACGCTATACGCTTTCTAATGGAAGTACTCCACTATATGCTTCAAGCGGTGCTGCTGCATATTCTTGGGCGCTACCTGATTTCCCAGGAAGCTACATTGATTCAAATAATTTTGGTTCAGGCGTTTGTGAAATTTTTGATTATTCAGATACTAACAAGATTACAACGCTATCAGGATTTGGTGGGTACTCTTATGGTGGATATGGTCAGGCAACAGGTTATTGGAACAATACGGCAGCGGTGACTCGGATTGATATTCAAATAGCAAACGGAAACTGGGCTTCAGGTTCCCACTTCGCTCTATACGGAATCAAGGGATAATATGCCTACTTACTCACAACTTGCTACAACAACTGTTGCTACTAGCAATACAACTACTAGCATTACTTTTTCAAGTTTAGGTAGTTACACAGATTTGTTTATTATTGCTTCTACCAATGGAAGTCGTGCAACTTATGGTGGAGATTTCCATATTCGTTTTAACGGCGATAGTGGCTCTAATTACAATAATTCATTTATTCGCTCTTACTCAACTTCAACCAATACTGCTAGTTATAGTTCTGTTACTGAAATTAATCTTGGCGGAACAATGGGCGGAACTGGTACTTCTAACTTTTCTCTTTACTATTGTTTCTTGCCTAACTATCGCAATACAAGCATAGACAAAACAATTCACGCTTTTGATGCTGGCGCAGGTACTGAATTTACTTTGCAAGAGTATTCAATTGGTAGGTGGGATAATACCGCCGCTATTACAAGTCTTACATTCTTAAATGGCGCAGGAACTTATTATTTCCAAGCAGGTACAACCATTTCACTCTACGGAATATTGGCGGCGTAACTATGGCAGACACATTTGTAAAAATTAGCACGCTTGCTTTTTCAACTAGTGCCAGCACTGCAACTTTTTCTAGCATCCCAGCAACTTATACTGACCTTGTTGTTATGTATTCTGTGCGAACTGTTAAATCAGGTACTGAAGATCAAATGACTATGATTTTTAACAGTGACACTTCAAGTTCTTACAAACGAACTACTTTGTATAACGATTATACTGCTATTTATGCTAATGGAGATTTAACTGGCTATCAAAGTGGTTGCACAACAAGTCTTGGAAATGTTACAGGTAACACCGCATTGGCTGGTTCTTTTGCTAATTCGTTTATTTACATTTCAGAATATGCTAATACAAACAAATTCAAATCAGTAAGTTGGCGTGGTGGTGGTCAAACAAATAGCGATACAGCAAACGCAGGTTATTTTTATATTAACGGCAGTTGCTACGCAAGCCTATCGGCTATTTCATCAATAACATTTTCATGCGCAAACAATTTTGTATCAGGTTCAACTGCTACACTCTACGGAATCACGAAAGGCTAAAAATGACAACAGAAACACCTATGGCAATCGAAGTTAATTGTGAGACTGGCGAAGAAACAATCCGCCCTCTTACAGAAGCTGAAATTGCTCAACGCGCTAAGGATGCTCAGGCATACGAAGCATCAAAAGCAGAGCAAGAGGCTGCAGAGCAGGCAAAGGCTGAACTAAAGGCCAGCGCAAAGGCTAAGTTGGTTGCAGGGCAACCGCTAACTGCCGAAGAAGCCGACACACTCGTTCTTTAATTGCTAGATTTGGGGGAATCAATGCGTTTTCATATAGTGGCACTGCCACACACACAGGTAACTAAAGAGTTCGCAGGGTGCGCTTTTACTGAAAAAGTGCGCCGCTTTTGTATGATGATGAGCGATCTAGGCCACGAAGTTTATTTGTATGCAGGCGAAACCGTTGAGGCACCTGTTACCGAGCTGATTACTTGCGTGAATGAAGATCAACGGGCGGCGGCGGTTGCAACCGTTCCCCACTACACTCAATACCCATTCAGCGGTGGCCTTTGGTGGAATTTCAACACTAAGGCAATTGAAAGCATCAGGGAAAGAATCCAAAAGGAAGATTTCATCTGCCTCATTGGTGGCTCTGCTCAAAAAGATATTGCCGATGCCTTTCCCAATCATTTGAGCGTGGAGTTTGGCGTTGGCTACGGCGGCGTGTTTGCCAAGTATCGAGTATTTGAATCCTACGCTTGGATGCACTCAATCTATGCAGGGTGGAAAAACCCAACAACGGCAGATGGCCAGTTTTATGATGCGGTTATCCCAGGGTATTTAGAACCTGAAATGTTCCCATTGGGCGATGGCAAGGGAGATGAGCAGGGCGAGTATTACCTGTTTATTGGTCGTTTGATTGATCGCAAGGGATACCGCATTGCCCAAGAAGTCTGCCAGCGTTTAGGCAAGCGTTTGATTTTGGCTGGTCCTGGCGAGCAAAGCGGATACGGGGAATTTGTTGGTTCAGTTGGACCTGAACAACGAGCTAAACTTATGGGTGGGGCGATAGCAACATTTGCCCCAACTCTTTATGTTGAACCCTTTGGAAATGTCGTAATTGAATCGCAGGCTTGCGGAACCCCAACAATTACAACCGATTGGGGCGCATTTACAGAGAACAACCCCGATGGAATCTCAGGCTTCAGATGCCGAACCTTGCAGGATTTCGTGCAGGCAGCCGAAGGGGTCAAATACCTAGATCGCGCCAAGATTAGAAACCGCGCCGTTTCGCTCTATAACCTTGATACTATCGCCCTTCAATATGAGGCTTACTTTAAGCGCCTTTTAACCCTTTGGGGCGATGGCTGGTATGAGATGGGGGAAAATGAATAGAGGCGAAGTTTTAGATGAGGCCAAACGCTTAACTTATGGTGATCGCAATGTTTCCTACGATGAACCACGCATTAACCACAAGCGCATTGGCGTTTTATTAGGAATTGTTTTAGAACGATATGTTGAAACGGCACAACCAGGGGATGCAGTTCCACCCGAAGTTGCAGCTTTATGTATGGCAGCAATGAAACTTGCTCGACTATCTGCAATGCCAACGCATTTAGATTCTGCAATTGATTTGGCGGCTTATGCCGCGATTTGTGCTGAACTTGCATCTTATGTAGATTAACTTTTAGGCGCTAAATACGCCCCCATAGAAAAACCCCCTGCAGCCGTTCCTGCGGGGGGTTTTTCGTTTCCCAATTACTTTATATATTCTCGCAATGCTTGAATGATGATAGCAGTTGCGGTGGTTCCTTCTTTCTTGGCCTTTTCCAATGCTAACTGCCAAAGGTCAGCATCAACCCTAATTGATCGCAATGGGGTCATAGAACCACGCACTCACTCATTGAACCCCAACACCAGCCAAGAAACTCAGCACTAGGGGCATCAATGCCAACCCACCAAAGATTGCTGGCAACTTGCCAAACCAAGATGATGCCAACTGCAATTGCAATTGCTCGTACACGCTTGCCACGCTTAGTTATCATTTTGCTCAACCTTTCCTGTAACGCCGTGTTCGGTACACATCCAGCCAATACTTGCTTTGTGAATCATTCCATTACCGCATTGGCAATATAAAGCGCCATCAATTAACATCATTTTTAACGCTCCAATTCTTCAATGTGTGCAATGGTCAATGCAGAGTTAACAATTGCTCTGCGCAATGATTGCTTCATTTCATCAAAATCGCCTGATTCGCTTGCTTCGTTCAAATCTCGGCTGATCTGATACATAGTATCTGCAATATCAATTACCAACTCTTTGTAAGCGCCCATTTATTTCCACCCCATTCTGATTTCGTAACATTCTAAACATTCGTGAAGTCGTGCGATTGCCTCAAACTTAGTTCCGCATTTAATGCAGGTACAGTTATATGACATTTTAATCCTCAAGTTCTTCAAGTAGTGCTGAAAGCATCTCAAGGTGGTATTGCTCTTGCTCGCGTTCATTGCAAGAGTTTGCTTCTTTTGCTTGTTCCAAGTGGTACTCAGCAACATCTTTTAGTTTCATTATGCGTTTGTCTCCATCATCTGTACCATTTTTGAATATTTTGGGTCTTGCATCATTGCGTATGCCTCTCTTGCAACATTGCAAATTTCGCTTTTGAAAGAACCGCTCCAACGAAAATCAAAAAAGTAATTAACAAATTTTTGAATCTTGGTTGCAGTTGCAATATCTACTTCTAAACCTTTTGCAATAACTTCGGTGTAAGTCATTATGCACCTGCCTTTCCAAGTAGTTCCTGCAAACGATTTTGTAGTGCAACTGTATTTGCTGATTCAAGATCAGCAACAAGATTTTCACCAACAAGTTGAACTAGATGTGAACGCTTTAGGTATTCTGATTTTGGATACACACCAAGATTTCCATTTTTCAAAATCAATTGAAAACCAACAAAGAAACTGTGATAAGTACCTGCATTTGAATATTCATTGCCAACACTCAAACGAGTTTCCAACTTGATGTAGTTAACCATTACTTTTTTTGTATCTGAAAAATCGTAATTCAATGGAATTTCTTTAACTTCACCGAGCTGAAATACTGCAGTTGATGAGATAGAAACATCTGCAACTGCGTTGATTGATACTGTATTTACTGACATTTTTTGTCCTTTTCTATTGGGGGCGGTTCCCCCAATGAGATAAACTTAGCACCTGTATATACAGATAGGCAACATTGACCCCCAAGACACATCACAATTTGATAACGGCTTTTGAGCGTGTTAGGGTCGGCTGAAGGCGTGGAAACCTGAAGAAATTGGGGAATTGCTGGGGTTTCCACGCCTTTCCACCCTTTGCCCTACACTTGGCCAATGACTACGCTCATTGCCTTTCAGGGGCCTGATTTTGCCATTCTAGGGGCAGACTCTCAGGTGACCGATGGTGATAAGCGCATCATCTCACCCAGCACGCCCAAGATTGTGAAGCTAAAAAAGTACCTGTTAGCCGTAAGCGGTGATTGCCGCCCAGGGGATGTTCTTACCTATAACTGGACACCGCCAGCATATGATGGCACCAATCCAGTTACCTTTATGGGCAAAAAGATAATTCCCAGCATCATTGCAGCGTTCAAATTGCAGGGTTTTGACTACACCAAAGAAGGAATCAGTTACTCGTATCTTTTGGCATTTGCTGGCAACATCTTTGAAATTGGCGATGATCTCAGCGTTACTCAATCTGTTGATGGACTCTACGGGGTTGGCTCAGGCTCTGCCTACGCGCTAGGGGTTATGCAATATGCCCTAGCGTTTGAAAGGGGCATTGCTGGTGCCACCGCCAAAAGCGTTACAGATGCAATTGAGTGCGCTTTGACCATTGCCGCCAAATACGACATTAACACCGCCCAACCTTTTCAGATTGAGATTCAGCGAGTCTAGCGGGTTGCCCTGTTCAAAGGTGTGTAGTATGTGCAGACCTACTTTGAACAGAAAGGAAAATCAAATGTTTTGGTTAGGCTTAATATGCGGCTTCATTGGCATTATTGCTTTGTACGCAATCATCATTTCAGCTTTTGAGATTGGTGAAGGCAATTGAATCGCGACCCACTGTTTTCAGTCCATACACATTCTGACGGGCGTATTGCACTCTATTTAGAGGAACAAGATGCGGTTAAAGATTTGGTACAGGATGTTGTCGGGGCATACGAGTTAGATGATTTGGACTTGTTGCGCCATTCGGCAGATCGTTCAGTTAAAGCCGATGGCTACTTTGAACACCTTGATAATGCCCGCGACAATCTCGGCGAAAACGCGCCATTGCTTTGCAATATGAGTGAGCAAGAAGCGTTGATTTTGGCTGAAGATTTGATTCGAGCAGTTAAGTTTGCACGCATTGGGCGCGAGG